TCCGTATTTGCCAGCATAATTAACGCCCTTGTTCCAATGAGCTATCCAAATATCATACTTCTTGATACGCTCCCAGTACAAGCGACTATCAAGAAATGCTTTATTGCTGTAAATGCCAACATAATACCCTGCACGTTCAACCTCTGAACAGTATCTCACGGTGTAGTTAGTTAGTTGTGTGTTCGTGTAGCTACGTCCACCAAGGCTAAAATCTTCAATGTCGAAGTAAACAGGATATTCAAGTTGTTTACCCTTTAGTGCTTTCAAAGTCATATCAATTTCGGAACTAATGTTCAAATAACTTGCAACATACACTCCAACACCGATTCCAGCTTTCTTGCACTCTCTGTAGTTGTATTCAAATGTTTTATCGACATATCCACCGCCGTAGCCACTGCCAAGACGTAATATCGCAAATTGCACTCCACTTTGCTTAGCTTTCTTCCAGTCGGGATATCCGTTATACTTTGATACATCCACACCTACAAGTTTCATAAATTCTCCTCCTTAACTAAAAATTTTAGGTAAAATCATACCTATGATAAAAGCGACCACACCTGTAATTGCCGCCGCTATTACCTTATCCTTGTACGATTCAGTTTTTTGAATTGGTTTAATATAATGGTCTTCTTCTCTTTTCCTTGCCAAATCTTTTACATCAATCTTGATTTCTGTAGTATTAGCATTAATACTTGAAATGTTCTGCTCAACTATAATAAGTCTCCTATCTATGGAATCATAATCACTTTCCATATCTTTAATCTTGCAATTAATATCTTTTATGTCGCCGCTATGACCCTCTACTATAGTTTCTAGCCTTCCAACTTTTTCGTTTATATCATCCATCATCTAACTCCTTTGTTGCTATTTTTTGACATAAATGTTAACTACCTTGTGCATAACTCCTTTTTCGTCCTTGAAATACACGTTCTTTACAGTTTTTTCATCAAATGTTATCTTCTTCATGCTACACCTCAAATATCAAAGTTCCTGGAGCAATATTATTTGTACTTGTTCCGCTTTGGATTACAGCTATATTCTTGACGACATCGCTGCTAATTAAATCCTCGGGATTTGGTGTCCAGTCTGTAGCAATAGTGCCTAGTTCTAATTGTGGGCGTGCAACAGTCATATCAACAAATTGACTTTTGTCTGCACTTCTCAGTTGAAGTTGAAACCTTTTAAGCCAATATCCGTCTACTTTCTCTCTTTTACCAGTTACAACAAATCTTTTATATTCTTTGGCTTGTAATTCATATGCAAAATTCCAATCAAAACCTTGTATTCTCAAGTGTGCTGGCACATCACGATTATTTTTCACATATATTGAAAATGTATAATTCTTCCCTGGCACTAAATTTTCACAATCAAAATTAACATACGATTTTATAAAGTCCGTTGCATTCGCGGCGTCTGACTTTATTCTTTGACCTTGAATACGAAATTCTTCCATAAATTCATCTATGATTAAGTGATTGCCACCATCATATTTAGTCCAATCAGTGATTTTATCTGAGTTTCTAATCAAATTTCTACCGCCAAAATCGCTTAAACCATCTAATTTATCTTTGTACGTTCCCAGTGTCTGTACATCCTTTTTAAGAGTATTCACATCACTTGATACGCTTGCACAATCTTTAGCAACTTGTTCCATCGAGCCATCAAACTTAACAGTCAATTCCACGCAGTCGCCCTTGTCTCCCTTTGGTCCAATAGGTCCTCTTTCTCCTCGTTCCCCAGGTTCTCCCTTGTCACCCTTGAATCCTTGAGCGCCTTGAAGTCCTCGGTCTCCCTTAGGCCCTTGTGGTCCAGGTTCTCCTTTAGGTCCAATGTATCCTCTTTCTCCTGGAGGTCCTTGCGGTCCAGTTGGTCCAGTTTTTCCTGGAAGTCCTTGAGGTCCAGTTGGCCCAGCTTCTCCCTGGTCTCCTTTGTCACCTTTAAGCCCACGCTCGCCACGTGCGCCATCAGCTCCAGGTTCTCCTTTGTCTCCTTTTTCTCCCTTGACATTTCCCAAATCCGTCCATTTATTGGAAGCATATACATGCAAATGGCCGCTTACGAAGTAGCAATCGCCATCTGCTGCCGTCTTTGGAAGTTCATCAGCGCTATTTTTAACACCAAGCACCTTTATACCAGTTCCAGGATCTCCCTTGTCTCCTTTTGCACCAGTTTTTCCGATATCTCCTTTGTCGCCTTTAAGTCCTCTGTCCCCTTTTGGTCCAGGCTCTCCTTGTGGTCCAGGATTTCCTTGTATACCTTGTTTTCCTTGAGGTCCAGTAGCACCTACTTTACCTTGAATACCTTGAATTCCTTGGTCTCCCTTTTCGCCCTTTTCTCCACGGAAGGCGTAAGGAAGTTGGCTATAAGTACGCACTCCGTCTCCGACTTTAGCAAGCATAGTATCTGTTTCTATCGCCATTTCGCCCTTGAGAAGTACAGCATCCTTTTCAAGCAGTTTGTCCTTTGTATCTCTTTCAAAAAGATATCGTCCTAATTTAATAATGCTCATAATATCCACCTAAGAAAAAGAGCCTATAAACTAGGCTCTTCGTGTGTTTCTTTTTTTTCTTCAGTTAATTCTTTCAATACTTCCTCTACGCTATTACGTAAATTAAAAAAAGTCGGACATTGTTGAATTGTGTAAGTTCCTGCCATTATCAACGATACCCAAACTTTTACCAAAGCGCTATTCTTATTTAATTTAAACATTATTTATCCTCCTTTTCTTCTTCTTTCAATACTTCTTCAACTGCATTTCTCAAATTAAAAAATGTAGGACAATCCTCAATTCGTTTTTCTCCTTGAAGAATTAGGTTAACCCACACTCTAACCAACGCACTATTTTTGTCTAATTTAAGCATTATCCATTCCTCCCATTCCTGGTAACATCATCATTAACTCAGCAATTGCTTTTTGAGTTTCCACAACAGCATCACTTACAAGTACACTCATCTCAGCCGATACGCTTTGATTTTCGTACTTTATATCTTCCATTACTTTTAATACATAAGCGTACTTTTCATCCGCTTTGTCGAACTGTTTCAACTCGTTTTCTTTTTGAATTTCACTTACATTTTTTGGATTAAATAAAATCATTATTCAAAAGCACCTCCGATTCCAGTGATGTACGAATTTGTTTTCGCAGCTTTTCTTTCTATCATTAGTCTGATATTTACTCCCCACTTTTCAGCGGTTTTACGATTATTTTGGAAAACATAAGCCTTATCCAAATCCACCATAGCAGTAGCATCTTCCCAAGTTGGATTTGTATCAAATCCGTTGTTGCATACTTCCACTCTGTGTTCTGCACCTTTCGCCACGTCCCATCCTGGAGCAACTAACACCTTTTTGCTTTGTACATCTGTTGCAAATGGCTCTTTCAACATCATAATCAGTGTTTGCACATCCCTTGAAAAAGTTATTATTCTTTCGCTTTTTGAACCTTGAGCATCTACTGCTACAATTTTAAAAATATGTTTCCCCGGCTTAAGCTTAATCATATCCATTCCCTCAATTACAGTTGCATACTTCTTGCCGTCAACTGCTTCAACTTGCTTACTCAAAAGCTTGTTATCCAAATATGTTGAGTAGTATATCGTGTCTTTTTCAACATCACTAATTGAGAAAACATACTCGAATTTATCATTGACAACTCCCATATCCCTGTCGTTTCCGCTAATCGTAGGCGCTAAGTTGTTTCTAGTGAAGTAATATCTTCTAAAAGCAGTAGCTCCACGACTGTCAGTTGCTGCGATTTCAATTGTGTTTTTGTCACCTACTTTTAGGCTCTTGATGTCACTTTCTGAGATATTTATGCTTATTTCAGTGTCTTTTTGAACGTTTGATAAAGTCCTTCTTATACTGCCGTTGAGCTTTTCAACAACAGTTACGCTGTCGTTATCATCATCGTGTATCGTATACTTCACACTAAAAGCCGAACGCTTTTCGCCAAGGTTTGTGTCATATCCAGAAATCGTTGGTGCTTTGTTTGATTTCGTGAATGTGTAGTTTCTCGTATCTGTTCCACCATACTTGTCCTTAGCTATAATCGTTACAGTGTGTTTTGCGAAGGACAATGGCTTAGTGTTCACAGTGTAAGTCTTTTTAAAACCAGTTGACACTGCGCTTTCAGTCTTAACCACATTCTCATCGACCTTTATTGTTACTGATACGCTATCGTCTGTATCGTCGTCTTCTACAATATATGAAATGTCAAAAGGATTATTCTTTGTACCCAAATCCGCGTCATTTCCGCTTATCCTTGGTGCTTTTGGCACGAATACGCTTACAGTAGAACTTTGTATTCTGTCTGATTTTTCGCCCTCGCTGTCAAATGCTTCAACTGAGAATTGCAAATCATACGGACTTGTAACACCGCTTACCCTATAGGTATAGCTTGTGCTGCTTCCAGTATAAATCAACTCAGTGTTTGAGCCTTTATGAACATATAGTCTATATCCTTCAAGGTTATTTTCTGTATCTGCTGCACTTCTCCATGATATATTTACGCTGTCAGAATATCCATTTAACTTTCTTTTACTTAAATTGATATAGTTATCCAATACTGGAGCTGTATTTCCTGGGCACTCTTTAATGTACAAATATCCATTCTTCATTCCTTTATCAGGATAAGCGTAGGGATCAGATGATGTAACACTAAAATTCTCATCATCTCTGTATTCCCCAAAAATAAAGTCATATCCATAATAATCTTCCTGTCTTCCGCTTAAACTTCCCAGATTAATGAAAACACTGTATTTCATTACAGAATCAAACTTTAATTCAAATCCGAATTGTACTCCGTTCTCATTTTCATAGCCTATTTCTCTAGTAAGTATCTCTTTGTTATGAGCTTTATCAAGTATCTTAAAAGCATACCCTAATCCATTTTTATAAGATACTCCTAAGAATTCGTATTTACCTTTCAAACTTCCAAAACTTCTTGGATTGAAATAGTGGTTAATGATATCGTCTGTTTTATAATTGTACCCATAATCATCCGTCAAGAAGAATCTTGAGAAATCTTCTTTTTCTAACAATTCTTCAAGTAATACAATATATGGAATATTAACCCATTTATTCCTTGCTCCAGGACTAGAAACGGCTTTTAATTTTTTCCAACTATACATTATACAACTCCTCTCGCGTTAACTTCATCGTAGTATCCTTCAATAATCACAATGTCCGTTCCGATGTCTTTCGCATTAGCATAGAACATGTTGTGCGCCATATTGTTTTGGTTTTGTCGTAGCATTGTCGCCATTTGCAGTTGCATCGCAGTCATTTTTTCATACAGCTCTTTTAGTTTTCCATGCATCATGAATATTCCGTAATCCATGTATCCCAAATTTTCTGCGTTTACTGCTGTACCTTCCTGGAACACATTACCATCGAATCTTTCATGCTTTACGATTTCGTGCCCGTCTTTGTCTTTTTTCAGAATTATCTCTTTTTTAGTATCTCCGAACTCTGGTATGTGGTCTTTCCACTTAATCAAATCATATTCGTATTCGTCGTATCCTTTGAGTAATTCCTCTGCTTTTTTCGTGTAGTAATCATTTAAGTTAAAACTTCTCATTCTCTTACTCCTTCAATATCAAATATAGTGTTTGGTTTGATATCCTCAATCTCTTGTATCCTTACATAAAAAGTACACACAACACCGAACGTATTATTTTTCGTAATATCTCGTGGCTTCGATATAATCACCTTGTTATCCTCACCTAGTAGCTTGATATCAGTGATTTCTCCCTTACCATTTCCCATATTTACGTATGTTTTTAGTACGTTTTCTTCACAGTCAATCCTCAATATGTTGACCTCTGTATCTTTTCCGTCCAGCGTTACTGCTGCTTTTTTAATCCTATTTTTGATATACTCTGTTAATTCATTTATGAACTCTTTAGCTATCATCAATTATCCTCCGTAAACTCGTATACATCGCCACTTGTCAAATCTTGTTGGAATACAATATCTGTACTTTCTCCACACATTCTAGTGCCAGCAGACGGAACGACGTATTCGTAATCGCTTGTGTTTTCTGCCGTATCCACACCGATACTAACCTCAACATTTTCACCAACGTATCTATCACGATAAACTGTCGCGCATTTTCTTTCGCCACATAAAATGTAGTCATATGATAGGTCAGCGTATTTCGTGATTAAATCTAGCGATGAAGTGAACACAGTGTGAATCAAGAAGTTAAGATGCGCAGGTTTGATTTCTTCGATGTCACTAATAACATGTCTATCCAACAAGTTATTAAATACTTTTAGTATGAAGTTGTATTTTTCGTACTCTGGAACAAATCTCGCGTAAAATCCATAACTGTCGCACAAGTCGATTATTGTCTTGATGTTGCACACTTTCGTACCATTCATCTTCGTGATTATTCTCTGTATTCTTTTTTCAACACTCAAATTATGTGGAAGTCCGTATTGGTCCTCTAACCTTCTCAGTATCAGCTCAGGATTTTTCAGAAACTTCAACCCACTCACGAACAAAGCATTTTCGAAGTCGCCAAGTCTATCGTCAATCCTGTCGAACTCTTTATCCTCTGCTATGAATAAATCGTTCATGTCCGATATTTGATTAAGATATTTCGGCAACCTTCTTGAAAATCTAGTTTCAATCATGAGATAATCACCTCACCAAGTTTGAGAATCTCCTCATCTTTAACCATGATATTATCCGCAGTATCGTTGATATTCAAGCTTACAATCTCCTCAACACCTTCAATATTCCACAGAATATCGATAGCCCTTGCAACTGTTAGCTTAGTATCCTTGTATGCGATGTCGCTTAAATATTTCTTCATATTCGATTTAAAAGCTTCCACAATTTCACTTAGTTCGTAATCTTTTAGTAAATTTATTTTTGCTTTTATGTTGATTACCTTTGCTTTCGCAGTATCCACAGTCAAATACGCTCCGATTGGTGCAAGTGCTTCTCCAGTGTCATTTGCGTTGCCGTCAATGTGTTCTTTTACCTTGTCAATTAACTCCTTTGTGGCTATGTCATTGTTGCTATCCAGTATCGACACCTTTACAGTGCCGTTACCTTTCCACAGCGGGAACACCTTGACTCTGCCAACACCTTCGACTTCCATCGCCCAGTGCATATAATGGTACTTGTTTCCGCTTGATCCAGGATACCTCATTCGTAGAAGTGTCCTTTCTCTCAAGTGTTCATCATCTTCTATTTCGCTACCACCACTAGCACCGCCGAACACTACGCGCGTAACTCCGTCAATCTTGAAGTCCACATTGTCAGTTTTGCCGACATTCACACTAATTCCAGTGTTCAACGACTTCACAGGAATAACAACTGAATTTTTCGTTATAGTTGCCATTTCAGTAGTCTTGAAATCCACACCGTTAGCAGTAATCACAGTACCATAATTAATCACGGTACCTAATTTGCCGTAAAACGTCGCAACACCAGTCGCATAAGTTGCGCCCTTGCGCTCAATGCCGACCTCTTTAGCTTTCTTGTCCAGATATTCGCCCTCAGCAGTCTCCACGAAATGCATATCGTTTAAATACTCGACAAAAGAATAGTATTTCGCGATTTCTTTTCCTACTGCTTGAATGTTATCGCAAGCAAACGATCCTTCGATTTTATTCGGAGGATTTTTCAAGTCTGCTTTCATTCTTGCGATTATTTCTTCAGATGTGATTAATCTATCCTCAATTCGCATACAACCTCCTCAATCTCGTCATCAAATTTAGTTTTGTATTCGACTTCAACCTCGATTACGCTTTTTTTAGTTTCTATCTCAACGCTGACAATTTCAGTAATGCACGGATGTATTATAATTGACTCTATTATCAGTCTTTTCAACTCTTCTTTTTTGAATTGAGAACTAATAACCTCACCGATTAAATCGTATATTTCAGTACCAAAATCATCGTCATAAGCACTGTATACAAATCTTTTTGTCAGTATCGTCTTATATATCCATATCTTTACTGCTTCGTTTCCAGTTACATAAAACTGCTTGCCATTGTCATCTAACAAAAACTCGTTATTGATAAAATCATAAGCATACTCGTAATACTCATCAAATTCATCTTCTTCGATGTCAGTATTATCAAATTCAAAATCAAATTCTAAACTCTTTGGAAGTACACTCATGCTATCACCAACCTATTATGAATAATCAAACTATCTTTTCTGTCAGTGACACTCACCATGTCTCCAACCTTGAAAATCCTCATGTAATCTTGTGGTTCAAAGTCTATATCCAACAACCTACAAATATCAGCACATGGCACATATATCGTAAAATCTGTACTACTGTACTTCATTCCGTTGATTTCTACTGCAAACGGACTCAGACTCACCACTTCGCCAATTTCTAGTTGAGGATTGTCATTCATCAAATACTTTTGACCCTTTAATAAATTCTCCATATTAACTTCCTTTCACTCGATAGAACCTAGTGAATCTACTTCCTAAATTGCCTTGTCTTACTCCCATAGATGGATTCATCGCTTCAACGGTTTTTCCATTACCAGCATACAGCGCCATATGTCCTGACACCCAAGCAACATCACCTGGTCTTAATTCAGACTTGTTGATTTGAACAAAATGACTATCTTTCGCGATAGTCCTAGTCGTAAGGTCATAGTTTTTAGTTGGAAGTAATCCCAGCGATTGATATGAACGTTTGACAAGTGAACTACAGTCGTAGTATCCTTCTTGATCACGTCTTCCTTGGGAGTATCTCATACCAATTTTAGATTTCGCATAATCAAGAGCAGCATTTGAACTTTTTGATCCAACAGTTTTTCCTCTGCCTCTGCCTTTGGATTTTCCCTCTGACTTGACTTTCTCATCGTCTTTTTTATCCATCTCATATTCATTAGATAAGGTCATTTTCACAGTATGCACACCATCTTTGTACTCGTGTTCATCTTTAGTGATGTAGAACTCTCCTGATAAGTCTTTTGCTTTTAGCTTAATTTTCTTACCAGTTATCATGTCCCAGTCGCCTATAACTTCAACGTCTGCTTCAATCTTTGCCTTACTCATCACTGAGTTGATGTTTACTTTCTGATTTCTAACAACTTTCTGAACAAGTCCGTATAGCTTTTGACTTTCTTTGTCCTCTGCTTTCGTCTTTTTCTTGTCCTTGTTAGTCTCATCAATTTCTTCAACTTTGTTGATTACATCATCAAGACTTGCCTTGTAACTAAGTGCTATAAGCTTTCCTACATCGTCATCTTTCTTCTCTTCGATTACAACATTGTGTTTTTCTCCACTCTCAAAAACGACAACTTCCTCACCAACTGTAGTTAGTTTGTATTGCTTGTTGTTCATCTCGCTTGTTTTAGAATACGCGGCCATTATGATGTCATACGCTTTCATATTCCTGCCATTTACGGTGACCTTGCTACCCTTAGCAAACTTCCCAGTTTTTAACCCTAACTCTGAACATATAGCTTTGCCGATAGCATCTGCTGTTTTGTTAGTGTAGACTTGTGTTTTTGATTCTGATTTGTTCAAATAAATCGCTTTGTCATAGCAAGTTAAATCAACATCTATTGAGTTGTTTTGAACTTCTTTATCCCACACAACGCCAACAAATACCTTTTTGCTATCTTCCATAACAGTTATTGTGTCTCCCAAGTTTACATTGATGCCTGGAAGTGTCTTATTAACCTTTGGCTTTAAAGTTTTGAAATCAAGCACTCTTGAGCATTGTTTTTCAGCTCCACTTACTCTGATTTCGGACGAAATGATAGTGATGTCGTAGCTGACACCGCTTGCAGTAGTTAATATAATTTTGTATTTATGTTTGTTACTCATATTCACCTACTTTTTAGGGATTTTGATTGACTTACCGACTCTCAAATCCCATCCACTTTTCATTCCGTTTGCTTTCGCAATCTCTCTCCATCGTCTACCATTTCCAAGATACTTTTCAGCCATATCCCACATGGTGTCTCCTTTTTTAACCATATGTGACCTGCCTTGATTCTTTGTTGTGTTGGCCCTTGGCTTGAGTTTGCTTTTCTCAGAATACTTTTGTGTTCCGTCCTTGTACCTTTGCACGTTTAAGTTAGGGTACTCTAGTAATTCAAGGGTAAATCCAACATCTTTAGTACCGTCCATCTTGTCATATGAGAACTTCGATATCCCCATATTCAAATTGATATTAGTACCAACAATAGTTAAACGTATCGGCTCTTTGCTATTCTTCCACCTATTAATCATATTCACACATTCCCAAGGGTCTTTTATATTCTTTGTGTATAAAAAAGAATATTTTTGAGATGGGAAAAAGCTTGATATTGTGATTGACTTCAACTGTTCAGCACCTAGCGCAAGAATGTCCCCAGTCTCTAACGTATTAAACGTGTAAGTGTTTTGAGGGCTGTCAAGTGACCATTCTTGTAGAGGCACTGGCAACTCCAGCACCTCTGCTCTATTTTTGAAACTTAATATAGCTTGTTGCATTATACATTCACCGCCAATCTTCTTAACGCTTTATCTACTTCCTTGGCGATGTCTTTTCCATCGTCCTTGTTAGTGTAAATATTAATCGTTGGAGAGTAATTAACGTGTTTTTCACTACGTCTAATATTGCTGTTCTTTATGTCTTCTTTGATTAGTTTAGTTGTTTTGCCTTCAGGATATATCCTGGCTCCACGGTTCAAATCGATTAGCTCTTCTCCGCGTTCATTGATAGTAGTTAATCCACCTTGGAAGTAGTTAGTACCTGTTGCGTGTCCTTTTTTGCCACCACCAGTAAGTTTACTCCAAGCGCTGGCAATTCCATCTTTAATTCCAGAACCAATACTTTTTATTTTGTCGATAGCCCCTTTAATGGCTCCACCTAATAAGTTAACTTTATCTGCCAACCATTCAAACGCTGATACAACTACTCCGTGTATCGTGGAGTGGATCAGATCGAATGCAGGGATCACTAACGTATTGATAAAATCTGCTATAGATTGAAATACAGGAATTACAGTTCCGTCTATTATGTCTTTTATGAAATTAAAAGCAGGAATAACAATTGTCTGTATTACAGCATTTATTATGTGAAACGCAGGAACAACGATAGTTTTAATAACCGAACCCATAAATCCGAGTACACTTGCCACCACTGGAATAGCAGTGTTCGCTAAGTCCGAAATAGTTGGTAACATCGGTTCAACTGCTTGTTTTACTCCGTCAATTATTCCCTTGATTGGCTCAACCAACGGCTGAACTTTTTCTACTATAGTGTCAAATATTTCAGGGATTTTTGTTCCGATAGTTTCAGATAATGGAATCAGCTTTTCAAGAAATGGAGCCATCTTATCAAGCATCTTTTTACCTGCATCTTGTAGTCCACTTTCAAGGTTACCCTTGATTGTAGACACTTTACCAGCTCCGGATTTTGATAGCTTTTCTGCCCCACCTTGATACATACCTTGAAGTGTTTTACCTCTAGTATCTTTCATCTTGAAGAGGTTTCCGCCTGCTTTATCAAATTCTTCCTTTGAACCTTTGAACCCGAACTCTTTAAGTCTTTCCATTTCTCCCATATCAGCATCTGCCAATGCTTCCATCGCATCTGATATAGTCTTTCCTGGATTAAGTGCTGCCATGTCTTCTGCTAACTTTACAAACTGCATCCCTTTTTTAGTGTCTCCACCAGCAATTTGGACTGCTCTTGTACCTGCTCCAACTACCTCAGTAGATGAAAAAGGTGTTAAGTTAGCTTCTTTTCTCAAAGCTTTCATGTACGATTGAGACTTCTTTTCGTCTCCACCCAGGAAGTGTTTCATTGAGATTTGTTGTCCTTCAAGTTCTGAGCCTTGATCAAATAGCTTTTTACCGACAGGGAGTGCGGCCATACCAAGAGCAGCAGCTCCTATCCCAACTCCTTTAAAAAGCTTCATAGTACCTTTTGCTGACAACTTCAACATCGATTTTCCGATATCTTTCAACTGTTGTTTAATCTTCTTGAACATCGGAAACGACATCTTTATCTTCAGAGGGCTTTTCATAACTTTCAGTTCTTTTTTAACCTGCCTGAAGTTTTTTAGAGCTTTTGCAAACCCACTCACTTTAGTCTTAATGTCAGCGGTTTTACCCTTAACTCCTTTTATCTTGTCTTTTAGAGTCTGTATCCTGGATACTGAGTTTTTTGTCGTGACTTTTAAGTCTACTCCACCTTTTGATAGCTTTTTTAATTCATGAGATACTTTTCCGATATCTTGCCTTATTTTTTTATTGTTGATATCTTTTAATTTGATTTCGTATCTTTTGTTTGTGAGTTTGTCTAATCCTGATTTTATCGCACTAGTAGATTTCTTTGTTGCTCTTTCTAGCACCTTAAACTTTGAAGTCATAGAAGAAATAGAACCTTCTACTTTTTTCGAAGTAGAAGTGTAATTATCAATAAGATTGATTTGTGATATTATTCCCATTTTCTTCTCTCCATTTCGTAATTTGCATCAATCACGGCTTTAATTATCATTTTTTCGTATTCATTTAATGAAAATATGTAATCAAAATCGTGACCTTTGTTAATTAAAAAGGAGACAACTGTCATATCGTCGTCTCCTTTCAATATTAGTTTTTTATATCATCTACTACCTTTACGTATTCTTCCTTGTATCCTGATTCTTGGATTAGCTTACTTGCAATTGAAGTGACCTCTCCTGGAAGAAATATCTTATCGACTAATGAATATGGATCATCTTCACAATTAAACCCTTTGAGTAATTCCTCATCGTTAAGTTGTGGAGATTCGCAGCAAGTGTATATCATATACTGCTCATCCCTTTCTCCATTCTCAAAAGCTTTAGCATCAATAATATCCAAAGATGTAGGTATTCTGAATTTGAATGTTCCTATATCTTTAACTTCAATGTTTATCTTTCTATTTTTTTTCTTTTCAATGAGATCTCTTTTCTCTAAAAGAGTTTTTGCATTAAGTAAAGCATTCTGCATATTATCTCTCCTATCCAATCATTTCTTGATACATCGCATCCGTTGGAGTGAATCCAAATTCTAGCTCTCTTTCAACAACTTCAGACACATTAAATCCTGCTAATCCTGCTTTATTAAACCACACATTGCCGATATTTAATCTTTCACGTTGCCCACCTGTTGCATCTGGATCACTTATAGCAATCGATAGTGTATGTCTTACATCTAAGCCCTTTTTGTACGCTTCTAGCATGTCATTATACGCGCTTGTATACACGTGCTTACACTTTAATGTTCCGCTACCTTTTAGACCCGTCATTTTGCTATCAACGGCTATGTTTATTTGTATATCTGCTCTTTGCATTTCGATTTCTGCATTAACCTCAGCTACTTCAAGCACTGCACGACCATTCCAGTGTAAAGTACCCCAAGCACCTGCTACTACTTGATATCCTCTAATCATCTATATCCTCCCTACGCGTTTTTGAATATAATCTTCAAATCTTCCATCGCATCTAATAGAGATACTTTTCCAGCTAAGAATACATTAGATCCAGTGTTATATGTCTTAATGTCCATTTCTTTCATCTTATCGACATCTGCTCCTCTTGTAACTGCGTACATTCTGTTTTGAGCCATATCGATATCTACGTGGGAATTACCCTTGCTGTCCAGTATTTCTCCTTCAAGTTCTTTGAAGTACACTTGATTAATCATCGCGATAAATTGTTGTTTATTTTGATAATCGTTTAGAATTTTGCCGACATAGTAATTGTCAAAAGTGTCTCTTATGTCATCTTTTATCAAGTGCATTGCTTCCATAACTCTAATTTTGCTGAAATCTTCTCCCTTATCAGCTACATAAGTTGTAAGTGAGTTGACTCCCCTAGCAATCTTGTATTTTTCGCCATCAAATGTAATAAAAAGCTTACCTGCGTTTACTGCTGCATCTTCATCTTCTGCATTGTCCATAGTCGCATAGCTCATCTTATTAAACACGTAATAAGTGAACGAACGACTTAAAGGAAGTGCTGCCAATGCTGATGCGATGTGAGAAGTAAATTCTAGTCCAGAATACTTTTCATCATCGTAAATTACACTACTTGTAGTGAAGTTGATAACCGTTTCGTTGTCTGCTTCTTCGTTGAATGCTACAAACTTAATTGTCTTGTCGTCATTTTTCACTCTGTCTTTGTGCCAACTCAATATTTTTGCTGTATCTTCTTTACTTGCATTTGGCGCACAATAATAATTGAACTTCACTTGTTTGATATCATTCAAACAAGTTGGCAAATCCCTATCAGTACCATATAGCTCAACTAAAAGCTTATTAGGTGCTGATTCAAACGCTAACTTAATGTATTTCATATTTTCTTTTGATACAGCATCTTCTTTAACATCTGCCAAGTTAGTGTACATCAAACTACATTTTTCCAAGTTTTCTTTTTTAACTTTTGCATCATCTTTTAAAAGTAAAAGCACAATTCCTCGTTCACTACGTTGAATTGCGCTCAAACCTTGTGACCTAAATTCAATCTGAATTTTAGGCATTCCTATTGTAGGCATGTGTTATCCTCCTATTTTAATTCATAAGTTAGACATATATTCTTTACATAAACAGTGTTGTTTTCTAGCACTTCATCAAATATGTCTTGTTTTTGATCCTCTGATTTTTTATCTTCGGTTTTAAGATTTTTTTGAACCTTATCCTCGTCTGCAACCTCATTTTCCAGATATATATTGTTGTCACTTGTCTTGTTAATATCGTATTTTATAATGTTATTATTAGCTCCTACATAGTAGTGTTCAGCTACATCATAAAACTCATATGTGATATTAAAGTGCAAGTCTTGATCAACTAGCGTTGTCTCAATCTCAGTAACACGTGGATATCTATCTCCTATTTTTAAGTTGTGACAAAACAGCGCTTCAAGCTTTTCTTTTGCTTCAAGCGCTTCATAAACTAAGTTTGAACTAGAAATGTATATAATGTCTAACGTTACAGTTTTCACACTGATATATTGATTAAATAAATCATGTGATATGTTTACAATCTCAATACTTAGAGAGGGAGTCTCTAATGCTTTAATTCTCTCTAAATAGACTCTTTTTGCGTTTGGAAATCCAACTCTTACAACTCTGTTGATTTCCGTAAGCATATCTATAACTTTAATCACTAAAATCCCCCTCAACTTTTTTAACTCTTGCTTTAACTCTCTCTAAGATAATCTTCTTATGCTTTATCTTTGCCTTTCTAAAAGTGCATTGACCTTTAACGAATGATTTTTTGAGTCTTTTGCCGATAGCAGGAACAAATTTTCCTACTTCTTGTCTATGTCCGTATTCATAGTCTTCAGCGTATTCCAAGTTGTTGGATACTCCGACAGTGAATGTGTTGCCTTTCTTCTTTGCATCAATCAAATTAGTTTTATCAGCTAACTCACCACTTACTTTATGGATGTTGACTCTCAAATCGTCACGCCAATCTATTCCTGCATCATCTAGTTCTTCAACTATCTCTTTGTCTAATGCTTTAGTAAATCCCTTGATTTTTAAAAGTTCCTCATCGAGTCCATCAATTTTAAATTCCATTAAGCATCTTCCTTCACGATCAAGGGAACTTCAGCATGTGATTGATACACAATAGCTTTACCACACAGAAACTCATATTTTCTGCCAAGTACATCAGCTTTCACGATATCTCCAGTCTTTGTTACAACATCAGGATACGTGAATAGTTTTGCCAAGTACTCAACAGGTTGTGTCGTATCAGTCAATCCTTGAGTTGAACCTTGAGTGAAGCTTATAGCGCACTTTATGTCTTTATACACTGCTTGCAATTCATAGTCATCAAATCCGTGTACCATTGTCGGAACATTCCTATAAATTGTTGCTGTGTGGTAATATGTCTGCGCCAAAATATTCGCTTCATTTTCAAAAATATAATCACTCATAGAGTCTTAATCTTCCTATACTTAATAATTCGATTAGTGTAGTTACTTAAAAACTCATCTACAGACAATACAGAAGGTGATCCAAGTTCTGTTACTTTAGCATTATCTCCGTAGGATATAGTCGTATCCCCTCTTTGAATGCTAGAAACCTTACCTGCTTTCCCCTCTGCTTCATCTTTTGCAAGTTTTTCTTTGTAGTAATTAGCTTGAGTGTATTCTGCAACCATCTTGATTACGATAAGCATAAGACCTACTGGAAAATCAATTCGATTACAGTAGTTAAGCACTTCAGCCTCAATCAAATCGAAGTTAAAGTCTAATATTTCATCAGATACCGCCTTTGCCACTTCTTCTCTTAGTAAGAGTCTTGCCTTTTCTTTCTTATCCATACAAACCTCCTATTTTTTAGAGGTAGTTTTCTTTTCCTCTTCGATTTCTTCTACAAAACCTGCTACAAGCTTATTTAATTCATCAAATCTAGCTTTTGTAACCTCAAATTCGTCTCCTACATCTCTGTATTTATCGTCTTTGAGGTCGTAAAAGCATCTTGTTGCTTTGATTTTCATAAACTATCCTAAGCTGCAACAGTTGCTTTAATGATTGCAACCCTATTTTCTTCTGGGACATAGTTAGCAAGTTGTCCAGCACCTTGAATAGCGATGCCGTTGAAGTCTGCTGAATCGATTGTTCTGTATGTTTCGATACCTAATCCAACTACACCGATGTTATCTGGTACAAAGATCACAGCAGTATTCTTTTCAAAATACTCTTCTGGTAATTCTCTTAAAGTGAAACCTTTGAACTTAGCCAATGTTTGTTCGTCAACATTTGCAGAAGAGTTTTTTGCAGTAGTAGTAAGTTTTGAATTAATTAATATGTCGTATACATCTGGAGTTACATAAGCGTTCCATGTTCTTGAAGCAGATACTTTTTTGTTGATAAAAGTCTTTCTTGCTTCAAAGAATAACTTAGTCAATGCTTCTTCAGTCAATGCTACTTGTTTAGTTTCTCCAGCATTTGTATCAAGAATTTTAGCCATGTATTGGTTCAAGTATTCTGTCCACTTTTCAGCGTGCAATGCAGCTCTTTCTGCTAATACTTGTTCTGGAATATCATTTACAGTAAACTTGTCGATACCTTCGTGAATTGCGATAGGTTCGTCGTATTTTACTGACTTATCTACTGATTTGATTTCTTGTCTTGGACCAAATCTATTAGAGTTTCCAGTTCCTGTTCCGAATGCTACGTTTTCTCCTTTGTCATACTTATTGATTACTACGTTTGTAGGTGAGATTTTTAAATTTAAAAAATCTGAATTGTATTCAGCACCTTCAGCTACTTGTAGGCCACCGCCAAACGTATTAAAAAAGTGTTGTTTTGTTTCAAAAATCTTATCAATCATTTGTTTGTACTGTTTAGAATAAATTTTCATTGCCATAATGTTTTATCTCCTATCTGATTTTGTTCGCTGCGGCTTCCCAAGCAGATAATGGCTCACTGCTATCACCTGTCTTTGGAGTGTCAGTCTTTAGCTTCTCCTTAACTGCTTTTTGAATATCTTCTTCGTAAATCTTCTTAAATTCTTCAACGTTACTTTTTGTTGTTTCTAAGTCATCTTGCATCAAAAATCTTCCGAATTTTTGAGATACATTGTTTTCTTCAAGCAGTTTTGATGTTTCATTAGTAAGCTTCATCAATCTGAGTTCTTCTTGAGCCGCTTTTAATTTGTCCTGTGCTTCTTTTCTTTCTTCTTCAGCTTTTTCTTGAGCCGTCATCTTAGCTCTCGCTGCTTCCTTGGCTTTTTCAGCTTTTACAATCTCATTGACCTTGTCTTTAGTAAGCATTCCTTTTGTTGCTTCTTCTACAGCTTTGTCAATTGCATCTTGTAACTCTTTTTCACTGTAAGAAACTATTGATTCATTGTCTTTTTTAACTTCTTCGTTGTTTGATTCATTTGAAACATTGTTTTCTTCAGTGTTTTCGTTTTGGTTGTTTAGTAAATCTGCCATTGTTCCTCCCATTTAAAGACCGTATGTCTATGTATTTTGATCCATGATTCTTTTATGTCTATCAAGTAAAAGACGATTGGCGGAGTATGTAGGAATCGAACCTACGCAGCATTACTGCTCTAGTTGTTTAGCAAACAACTCTCTTAACCTCTTGAGTAATACTCCAAATAAAAAATCGCACGATTAACGCACGATTAATTTGTTGATATTTACTTGTTTTACGTAATTTTCACACGATTAATCCACGATTAACCGAATAATTCTAGATTACTAAACATAATATTTTTTTGCTTTTTATAGATATCAAAATATGTTTCTTGCTTGTCTCCATTTTGTGTGCATTCTACATATATACCATCTAAAAGAGTTGTCGATATTAATATTTTATTGTTTTGTAAGGTCTTACAAGACCAAACGACAAATATATCTTCAATACTGATATTTTTCTTAAACTTTTCCCTGTAATACGCGATTAACCATTCTTTACATCTTTTTTGAAATTTATAACTATCCATTTTTTTCTCCTTTTCTGCACTAAAAAAGCACATCTAACATTTATTTGTGTTAGTGTGCTTAATTTTTAATATACTTTTTGTGCCATTCGTCGTACTTCATTCCAAGTGGCACTTCAATATTGTTTCCGTCCTTATCCCTTGCAGTCCTTGTATTTTTTTCGTAGTTTTCTGGCTTATATCTAATTGTCAGGCTTCTACATCTCGGATGCATCGGTGGATAATTTTTCCCTGGGACTGCTTCATCTACTTTGAAATGCTTTCCGTCAAGTTTCCTACACACCTCTGATGTCTTTGTATCAAGTGTTGCTACAAACTCATACTCTTTTATATCTAACTTCGTGTATACTTCCTTATCTGCTTGACTTTTAACAAAAGCAGTTTCTGTGTGAATAAGAGTTTTCAAAGCATTTCTATAATCTTGACCAAACTCTTTAGCTACTTCCCTTGTTAACGACTCAACGCTTTTACCTTCAATGATGTTTCTTGCAACTAGCTCCTTGACCTTATTAGCTATGTTGAATTGTCTTTTCCAAATTCTCTTTGAGTAATTTGATCCAGACCAAGGAATCTCCAGTATCTTTTTTATAGCCTCTTTCGATATAGCTACATCGTGTTTTTGCATAAGCTCCAGGGCTTTTAGGTTCTTATCTTTGTAAAAGTCATACATCGTATGATAATAGCTATTTTCAAAAGCATTCATTAAATGCTTTGTTGCTGTTTTTTCTTGTTCTTGTGCCAATATAGTAGCATTTGCTATTATCTCTGCTTGTAAGCACTCCAGACGATTAATCCTACTTCGCATCGCAAGTACATTTAATTCTAATTGTAGTGGCTCTTCTCCCTCTTCAATTCGTTTGAGGTATTCTTCCATGCTCATACGCCATTGTTTGTATTCATCGCCTTGTATGAGCCTCATAGCAGCATTCACACTAACTTGATTGTCCTTTGCAAATTTGCCGTACAACTTCTCAATCGAAGTGTTGATGTTGAATATCGATTTGTCGTATACAAACTTCAACTCTTTTATAACTTCATCTGAGTTTTTCAGTAGGTCAATCAGCTCTTCTGCCGATCTCTTTTCCCAGTATGCTTTACTTTTCATCTTCTTCAGCTACTTTGTTTGATTTAAACAAGCTTTCAAGCTTTGAATAATCCTCTTCGCTTTTTTCTTGCTCTTCTTTTTCTTTCTTTTCCATTTCGCTTGACGGATCCTCAATGAATGGAAGCAATGACAACCTTGTTTCAGTCGATACATCATTGCTTAAATTTTGAACAATTTGAGTAAGTTCCAATACATTTTGTGGCAAACTGTCTGAAAACTGCATTTGAATTTGATTTCTTACAACCTCGGTATTGTTTATGATATTTAAGTAAGATGCGATTAGATCCATACGCTTAGAAAGTGACTCCCTAAAATACATTTCTTTAGTGTTTCTCAATTCCTCAGCCGTTAATAACTTAAGTCTTAGTGATATTCCAGGTAAATTAGTACCGAAAGACTCATCTGCAAAATCAGGTGTAAATGAAAACTTGTGAATGTCTTTATTGATTCTTAATTTAAAGTTTTCAACCCACGTGTCATTTACATCCTTGGTTACCCACTTAGCATCACCATCAGAATCTAATAACAGCACTCTTTTCTTTTTCATGTTTTCAATATCTTCTTCATCAGTTGCTGCATAATTTGTTAAAGCTAGATACGCATCACTGAATTGATCCATATCATTAAGAGTATTTGATTGTTCGCGGTTATATGCATCAATCAATGTAATGACTTGTTCAAAGTCGCCTTGTAGCTCCTTATTATTTTTAAATTGTATCAAAGGAACAGCGCCGAATGGATGTGGATTCACTTCTTCAAGTTTTAACACTCCACTACTAGACTCATCAGTATACAAATACATAGCCTTATCATCATAAAGATATGCGTATGTAGTTTTTTTATTATCTATTTTTGTTGAGTAATATCTAATCCCAAACTTAACCTTATCTTCAATGCTCATATCATAGATTAAAAAAGCATTGTCAGGTTCTATCGCTTTGAATCTGACCTCTGCCTTATCATCTATCCATAAAAGCTCATAGGCCTCGCCCTTTATTGAACAAGTCTTTGCTAGAGTCAAGTTTTCCTTAGTCTCGTTATTGCGATTACACACTTTTTGATACTCTTCTAAAAACTTATCGTCTTCATCTTCATCCATAGCTGTAGCAACATACTTGACTGACTGTCCCATAAAAAAGCCAACATTAAAGTCTGTGATGTACTTCGGATATGGATTGACAAGCTTATTATCCTTGCCTTTGTCTGCACCACCATTTTTAAGGATAGTGTGTTCACCCAAATAATACTCTTGTAATTTTTTATATCTACTAATCAAAGCAGAATGTTTTTTAATATATTCCTGAATTTCTTTAGGACTTAGTTCGTCTTTAATCGTTCTAAACATTTAACACCTCGTTATAATCCAAAAGCGGATTTGCTTATGGATTTTATCTTTCTTTCAATCATATCTTCACTCAATGCGTATCTTGTAGCATCGATACTGTGATTGTCTTTGTCTTCCAATCTTGCGACTGTATCTCCCCATCTATCCGTTTGATAATCTATGTTCTCAAATTCCTTAGCAGTGTTCGGACACCTTTTAGGATCAATGATAATTGCTTCTAAATCGTCAAGCCATTTTTCACCAAACTCCACAGAACCTGGTTTCTTATCCGCTCCTACAATTTGTATTCCGTAGCTTTTAACCTCTGCTATGGACTTCGGCTCAGCACTATCAGCAATTATTCTTGTATCATCAAAATGGTATTTTTTAATCAGTTTAGCCGCCTCACGGTTTGAAATCTTTACTCCATATAACTCATCAAATATAAAAATCCTTCGCCTAGTCTTATCATAATGAATACGAACCATAGCTAATGGATCTGTAGCATATCCCCAGTCAAGCCCTTGACGGATATTATCAAAGTTATTAATCTCATCTCTTTTTATCTCTCTAAAGACTAAATTATCAAAAGGAACAACTCCTGAACCAATAGCCTTGCCCATATACTCCCAATCATACTTTAAAGGCTGGATTTTCTTGACGTGTTCTGCCTCATCTTTAAAAACTTGGGAAATATATGGATTATCCAAATAAATCGAATGATGAACATAAGTCAAATCAGAAACAAATTGAGACTCAAACTTCTTGTTTACCCAGGACTGCTTACGCTTAGGCGGGTTATACGAATAAAAAAGCTTATATGATAATCCCTCTGGAAGTTCAGCCCTTAAGACAGAATTTTCAATCACGGAAACTTCTTCCTCTGTCTTAAATTCCGCTAATTCTTCAATCCATAAAGTCGCAACTGGAAACTTTGCAACCTTTAACGATTTGATTTTCGATGGATCATCAGCACCTCTGAATATAATTGAGTTACCGCGTGGCAAATAAGTAATCTTTAAAGGGCTTTTCCCGAAGTTAAAATAAGCACCGACACCAAGGACGTCCACCGCCTCTTTTAATTGCTCATAAACCGACTCATAAAGGGTATTACCTACCTTACGCACACATAATATGGTTATAGGATTTTTAATCAAATCCAATACAAGCTCAATCGAAATCATAAAAGACTTTCCAGAACCACGACCGCCTTTCAGAACATATCTGAGATGCTCTTTATTCTTAATCTTTTTATGTAACTCCACAAAACATGGATTTATAAGTGTTGATAATCTAGCCGATATCATCGATAATCTTAATCCCTTCTGTTGAGTTTAGGTCAACTTTATCAGTAAACATTTGATTAACCTTTCCTAACAACTCCAAAGCCTTAAGAGAATTAGAAGGAGATGTTGGAGTTTTAACAACTCGCCCATCTTTTGTTACATTATGTTCAACAGTTTCCATTCTCGCATGTTTTGTAATCAATTGTAGTATCTCTTTTTGATTGGCGATTGATTCTTCGTCAAGTTCTTTCATTCTTTCGTCTATGTAAGCTTTTATATTAGGTTTTGTTAAGTTTTCAGCACCAATAACTGTAGAAGTTTTTTCACTATATCCCGCCTTAATGGCTGCTTGTGTTGCATTTCCACTGATGATATATTCATCAGCGAATTTTTTTTGTTTAATTGTTAGCTTTTTCATATCATCAGCCCCTTTTTGTACCAAAAAAGCCGATACTTTATGCATCGACTTCATGGTTAAAAATTTATAGAAAGGAGGTGAAATTAACAAGTTTAGTTATATTTGAATCTTCTTTCACCAATACTATTGTAGCACGGCAAAATCGCCCTAATCGCCCAATTTTTTATTTAAGTACTTATCGTGAATCTTTCTTGAATAACTTTCATGACAACTCCCAAGTTGCATACTAATATATCCCCAACTTTTACAATCGAAGTATCTCATTTCGAATATCATCCTAACTTGTGAATCGTCAATATTATCAATAAACTTCTCAATCTCGCATTTTAAAGTATATGCTTCGGATTCCCTACTTCTAAGCCTCTTTAGTTCTCTGCTAGGAATTATAGGTATTCCTGAAATACTAAAACTTCTTTCAGAATATGGATATTTACAACTAGATCCAGTTACAGAATCCTTTACAATGCTCTTATGCTCAAGTCTTTTTATTTTTTCTGCTAAATATTTAATCTCTTTTTTTAAAGAATTGTACTGATTTAAAGTTTGTCTATCCAATTCCTATCACCTCAAAACTTAATATAGTCGTCTACATTTAATCCAGTTTCTTCTTTAATCGCTGCAATCATATCATCAAAACCAACATACTTATTTTCAAGACAATCTATTTGTTCAGCAAACTCATACAAGAATTTTTCAAGTCTTTTCTTTCCAAATCCCCACTTATCGTGTAGCACAATAAGCGGCACATAAGCTATTACTCTCAATGCTTTATCCGTCACATCGTCTCTTATTTCTTCTCTGAATTTGTCTATTCTTTTATTTATTTCTGCATGTAGCTGTTCTTGTGTGAATGTATATGTTGCAACCTTTTTCTTTATTCCTGCTTTTCTTCGTTCTTTACGATTCATTTTAAATCAGCCTCTTTGACAAAAGTTCCATCAATTGTCTTTCCTTTTCTCTTTGAGATCTTGTCATAAGCCCTTTCCAAGCACTCTACAAAATCAATATTCAATTGATTTGATAAAATTATTAAAGTTACTATAACATCACCAAATTCAAGTTTCGTATTTTTTTTATTATTTTGAATCATTTCCTCTTTAAGTTCAAAAACTTCTTCTACTACCTTTTCAAATTGTTTAAACCTATATTCAAATCTAATCAAATCTAATCAAATCCTTATCGTCCGCCCACTCTTCCACTTTTGTTTTTAATTGCTCAAAATCCATTATTCTTCCACCTCAATTTTTAAATTTGAAATATACCCTACTTCTTTCCTACCATCATTTATCAATGTCCTTTGATTAATATCATATGTTACAAAATCCTGATACACTTTCTCTATTGTTTGATGATATCCGCCTTTCATTCGATTTTTAATTTCTTCCATTTCTGATTGAGTGACTTCAACTTCCGCACTGTAATTAAATGTAGTTCTTACTTTCATCTTTTTCTCCTTTAACTTTTCTAATTCTTGCTTTCAAGCTCTCTAATACATAATTCTGTACATTTTCTTTTCGTTTCAATGCTTCCATCACATCTTCGTCCCTTGTTCCTTGCGTGACTAGATGGTGTATAATAACTTTTTCTTTTTGTCCTTGTCTGTGTAATCTCTTATTTGCTTGCGTGTACAGTTCGTAATTCCAGTTAAGCCCGAACCATATAACGTGATTTCCGCCTTGCTGTAAATTCAGTCCATAAGCACTTGATGCAGGATGTGTTAATAGCACGTTAATTTTTCCTGCATTCCAGTCTTTTTGATCTTGCGGTGTTTCCAATTTTCTATAATTGATTTTAGCTCTTTCTAATGCTTTTTGGATCCTATCCAAGTCGTGTTTGTAATTGTAAAACACCAACGCCGATTTCCCATTCAATTGTTCAAGCACTTCCAGGAACGCCTGTATTTTACAATCATGAATAACGTGATAATTATGGTCTTCATCATAGACTGCCCCATTAGCCAACTGTAGCAATTTATTAGAAAGTGCTGCAGCACTAGTCGCATCAATGTCATCTGCATTTTCAATTTCTAATATTGCATCTCTTTCCATAGTCTCATAAGCTTTCTTGGATTTACTATCAAGTACCACAGGGATTATATTTTCATTGCATTCAGGAAGTTCCAAATAATCGTCCGCTTTCATTGATATGCAGATATCTGATATTCTTTTTGTGATCTCACTTTCTGAATTTTCTCGCAAATCATAAGAATATCCCATATAGTCACCTTCAAAGAATGTATTTCTGAAACCATAAAAGCTTTTGCCCAGTCTAGTACCGCTATCCAACAAGTATACCTGCGCCCACAAATCCAACATCCCATTAGGACTCGGTGTTCCAGTAAGACCCACTAATCTTTTTATGTGTGGCTTGATACTTGCAAGGGCTTTGAACCTTTTCGATTCGTGGTTTTTAAAACTTGAAAACTCATCACACACAACAAAATCGAATGGCCAACTATTTTTGTAATAATCCACCAACCACACAACATTATCGCGATTGATAATGTAAATATCGGACGGAGTGTTCAGCGCCTTAACTCTTTGATTTACATTTCCCAAAACAGTAGACACCCTAAGATTTTGTAATTCATCCCACTTTTCAATCTCGTTTTGCCAAGTAGCTTCCGCCACTTTTTTAGGTGCAATTACAAGGACTTTACCAACTTGAAACCTGTTGTAAATAAGATCCTTAATTGCTGTTAGGGTTATAAGAGTTTTACCCAATCCCATATCCAGGAACAATCCGATATTATTGTTATCCACAATTTTATCCACACAGTACTTTTGATAATCGTGTAATATCAAATCTCCCATTATCTTTCCTCGTCCTTTATCAAATCTAGTCTTGATCTCTTAATTTTATCAATCAGATTTTGTATCCCATTCAATCCATAGGTAACACACACTCTCTGATTATGATTTTTAAGTTTTCTAATTTGTGATTTTTGCAAAGCAGACAACACACCTTTTTCAGTTTTTAGCTCCACGAAAATCACCTCTCCATTTTCTAATATTACAATTCTATCTGGCACACCTGAGTTTCCAGGACTCACAAACTTATAACAAATGCCATTCAAGTCTTGAATATTTTTTCTGAATATTTTTTCTATTTCTCGTTCTCTCATATATTTTCTACTCCTCTGGCAAACAACTCCATACGCGTATATGTAGGTATCGTACAAAGGAATTAAAGAAACATAAATACGCTATATATTCTTTAATTTCTTTTTTTAATACCTCTATATAGTAAATAGTAAATATTATTTGCCACCATACCTAAAACAGTTGATTTTACTCAATTAAGTCGGCAAACATAATATTTTTTATTGGTTGCCACACCTAAGATTATTCTGGCAACCAATATTTTTTGCTAATTGCCACAATAGAATGCTAGTTGCCACGTAAATATTATTTTTTCACGGATTTTATTTCATTAATATTAATAATCTTTGATTTTTCAAAACCTTTTTGTCTTCCGAAACTCCCGTAACGTCTTGGGTATTTATTCCTAACCCAACCTTGGATTCCATTTAGTATATTTGTGATTTCATTTGAATCACGTCTTTTCATCCACTTAATGTCACTTTGAAAACAGATTTGCCAAATCTCTGCAACACAGACCTTATCTCTTTCCACAAGTTCAACATCTCCAACATCAAACGTATTGTTGAAAAATGCTTTTTGATTTTGTATAGGAAGTTCATACCAGTTTTCAGGAATTTTCTTTTCAAGAAATTCAAGGATAACACCTTCTCGTGGATCCTTTTCTCTGAAATCTTCTTGAAGTGCATTCGCTTGAATCTCACTTTCTCCAGACAAATACAATGGCTCTCCCATAACATAATAGAAGTATGCTTCAGCCCAAATTTGACCTATTTCACAATTCAAATCCTTGAATATGTCCTTTTTTATTGGAAACTCTCCAACCTTAACTGGCCAGAAACGTCTATTGCCGGTTACATCTCTTAGAAATTCATCTGAGTTAGTAGAACCGAAGAACACGCATCTTCTCGGATACCTATTTGTCCTTCTTCCGTAAGCCTCACGATAGATATCATGTGTTTTACTTAAAAACTGCTTAACAGTCTCCGTCTCACTCTTATTCATCGCCGAAAGCTCCCCAACCTCATTAATAAGTGTACCTTGAATAAGCTCTGCTGCTTCTTTACCTTCGAATGAATATAAGCTATCAGAAAACCACTCCATACCCAACTTAGATAAAAAAGTACTCTTACCGATTCCTTGTTTTCCTGAAAACACGGCCATGTAATCGAATTTAACACCTTTATCATCAAATGCCCTTGCTACTGCTGCTGTAAGTGCTTTTTTCATTACATCAGCCGTATATTCACTCTCTTCAGCACCTAGATAATCACTCAACAAGGTAGGAATCCTTTCAACTCCGTCCCATTTATAGGACAATATTCTATCTTTAACACCATTTTTGCGATTATTGAATCCAACAACCTTTAAACCATTTTCAATCCTGTCTTTTCCAGTTATTCCGAACTCCTTCTCAAGCCTCAAAGCAAGTTGTGCATCATCCGTATCACTCCACATTCTGTCCCCTTCGCCATTATCCCAAGGAAGAGGGAGACTAACCATACCGCGGTTCGCAAATTCATCTATAAAAATCTTGCCTTTAAAATTTGGATCGTGAGTAAGAATTGCAACAACATTCGCTATGGTCTTAGTATTGTTTCCGTTCTTGTCCGTTTCTAATAACTCATACCAACTATTATCATCTTCGCTAACTTCTTCCTGCTTTTCAGCCTGACCTATACTCTCAAAGAAATCACTCGCGCTATCTTGCTTTTCCTTTGAGAGTAGTGCCATAACTGAATCGTCTTCTTTTGCTAAAGACTTCATAGCAGTATAAGACGGAAGGCGAACAACAGGAGTATCCTCGTCCGCTTCTTCGTCTAAATCGGAAAACTTGTGTAACCTTACCAAGTCCCAAGCATTTACTAACTTATTACTGCAAGGATCTGTAGCATGGTGTGAGTATAAGAACAAACCTTCTTGATACACCACAGCACCACCAACAGTTGATCCATTGTGATATGTGAACCTACCATCATCTTCTGCATCATAAGCTTCAGGAATGAATTTATCGATGGCAGAATATATGTCGTAGGTCTTACAGAAAGCACCTACAAGTCCAGTTTTTGTAGTTGGGTCTTGTTGTCTAGTTAAAAGAGTTTTGTGCTTAGTATCCTCTCCTGGAACTTGTGGCCAACTTGATACATCCTTCCAATCAGAGTAAGTTTTTAATATTCCGTCAACCGATAAAAAAGGCTTGTCCTCATACTTAAAGACGTATTGGCTATCTCTAGAACAGCTTGGCCAATACATAAGCCTACTTGCTTCAAACGTAGTAGGGTCAGCCATTTGGATACCAATCATTAACGCCACACGACGAGCTACAGGCTCGTATTCATCAGGTGACATACTTCTATCACTAGGAATGATAATCCTCAATCTAGGCTTGTATTCAGAGTGTTTCCTGGTACTATATACCACATAACCACAGCCCAGGCTCATTACCTTTTTAATTACATTTTTAGTTTCTCCACTTAGAATATTATCGAAATCAAGAGTTATTAAATCACGACTTTCAACATTAAAAGCCTTACGTCTTGATCCCTTTAAAGCGCCACCGACAAAACCACCGACATCTTTCAACTTATCCTGGTCTCTTTTTTTCATCTTTAAGAATTCATCTAATGTTTCCGTAGACCTTATCGGCTTTCTTAATTTCTCTATAAATTCAGAATAATTTAATTCTAGTCTTTGCCAGTTTGTGGATTTTCTACTTGCGCCCGTGGAAATTACTATTTTTTTATCGTTAATCATACGCATCTAATCCTTCATATAAAAGTCATTTTCAAATCCTGCGCCCTTTAGAACAAGTCCCTCAGCCCAATCAATCGGCTCACTCATAACAGCATTAATCTCATCAACAGTAATACTCTTATCGCACTCTAGTACAACCTCGTCGTGGATATGCATAACCACAGGATTATCATGGTATTTCTTGTCTAATCTCACGAGTAGCAGTGCCAAACAATCTCTTGCAATAGCTTGAACGATATTTTCCGTTAATTTACCGCCATAAGTGGACTCTGATTTTAGCTTTTTATTTAAGCCGATACCTCCGAAGTGAACACTCTGACGGTCAAACTGATTGTCTTTTAATTCTGGATTAGGATAGAATAGCTTTCTTCCAGATGGTAGCCTTATAGTTAAAAATGATTGGCCATAAACTCCTTCAGCTTCATAATTTATAACCAATTTGTTGTTCACATATTGAGTAATACCTGTTCTAATAGCGTCGATACAAGCATTGTCAACCGCATACCACAAATTAACTATATTCTTGTTAGCCGCTCTCCACTTATCCTTTATTTCTGTTAATTCTTCAGGAGATAATCCCATTCTGTCTGCGCCCATAGCAATAAGTGCATTTTCACCGCCTTGATATCCAAGCGCAAGAGTTGCAACCTTGCCTTTTTGTCTTAGTGCATACTCAGGATTTCCTTTTTTTATCTTCTCAATCGGGACATTAAACATCTGACTAGCTGTAGCCTCATAAATCTTGCCGTGGGTTCTAAATACTTTGTTTACCCACTCTTCTCCAGCAAGCCATGCGATAACTCTAGCCTCAATAGCTGAGTAGTCACTTACCACATACTTCTTGTCGTTTTGTGGCACAAATGCAGTTCTAATCAACTGACTAATAGTATCCGTAGCATTTCCAAATAACTCTTCAAGAGCTCTTTTATCTCTTATCTTAGTTAGATCCCTTGCAAGTCGTAAATTTACCAGGTAATTTCTTGGCAGGTTTTGTACTTGAACAAGCCTTCCAGCCCATCTGCCTGTGCGATTAGCTCCATAGACTTGTAACAGTCCACGAACTCTATTATCATCACATACACACGTCTTAATAGCATCATACTTTTTTACACTTGTCTTCGATAACTCTTGTCTTATTTCTAAAAATTCTCTGACATCTGGATGCAGGTCATCTCTGCTTAACAAATCAGAAACAGTAGCTTTTCTCACATTATCTACATCGGGCATAAATTTTTGGATCCATTCTAGTATCTGACTAGTTGAGTTTGGGTTTTGAACATCTGAAATAATTCTTGCCCTTTCTTCCTGCTCTTCAGTTAACTTATCATTGATTTCCAACGCCCCATCTACTAGATCCATATCAACACCAATTCCACGTGCATTCATTTCGTCTGAAAGTACCCAAATTCGCTGTTCTTCACTTGGTAGTGGAAACATAGCAAGCCTTTTATAGATCTCCGTTTCTGCAACAACGTCCTGCTTACAGTAATCCTTGAACAAATTCCACTTGTCTGGATCGTGCTCTGGTAGGTTTCTTCTTCGCCCACTATTCGATTTTGTTGGCCTACAAGGTACGGAAAAATATCTAATCAAAGCCTTACCTGTATTTGATTTGCTTTTATCTTCAGATAAGTTTAAAGCAGCACCAGTGTTTGCAAGACCAGCAGGATATCCTAGATACATTGCATGAAACATCGAACACTTCCAAGCAAATCTATCCCCGACGTCAAATCCGTAAGCCTGTAATGCGTTGTATTCAAACGCTGCATTGTACGCGTGCTTATTAACATTACTATCACTCATTGCTTCAATGATTTCTTTTGGTACTTCTTCTCCACTTTTCAAATCCACAATCTGTACTTCCTTGAAGTCTACAGAATACGCAAACAATAAAACTTCAAAGCTATCGTCTCTTACGTATCTGTATAGCCCACACTTCTTAATATCTACATCGCAGTACGTTTCAATATCTATACTTAAATCTCTCATAATACCTCCTCTATGATAAAAAAGAGAGGGATAAATCCCTCTCAATATCCTAGCGTGGAAGTCCTGTAAGAGGATCTATATCGCTGTTTCCAAACGGAGTATCTGAATTATCTGCAACTGCTGAGAAGGCATCTTCAGCATTAAAGCTGTGGCCAAGAGCTTCTCCGTCTTCTACTTTTTGAATTCCATTTAATCCAAATCCAATTCCAGTTGATCCAGTGTTATATGCGTATATACTCAAAGCTACATGGCCATAACAACCACTGTATAATTCTGTTGGATTGATAATTGGTTGTACATTTCTATCAACAATAGCAGGTGGGTAATCACTTGATGCGCTTGCTGTGAACACCCAATGTCCCTTACACTCATCTCCATAAGCTTTTCCAGTTGGACTTACTCCGTCACCATCGTGAACTGGATTTTTAGGACTTGCAATCCCTTTAAGTTTTCCATTCTTTTCTGCTTCAAATTCAGCATTAATTGTATCCATTAGCATCTTATAACCTTTAACATCTGACTTTGGCAACAGACAAGTAACTGAATATTTTAGATCACCTTGTTTTGTTTCCTTTGGCTTAAATACATTTACATAACTTAATCTTACTTTGCTTGTTGTTAATTTTTGACTCATAATTTATATCTCCTTTTAATTTAATTTCTCAAACATATTCTCTGCATCATTTACTACATAATTGTCTCTTTTATCGTCTACTGTAACCAATGTAGGCTTTCCTTTTGGTTTAATAATTTCATCTTGTAGTAATTCGTTAAATTCCTTCTTACCTACTAATTTTTCTAACTTTGATAATGAAAGAGCCTTTCTTTCATATAACACCGACTCGTCATATCCATACTCAATCAACGTAGATAAGGCTTTTGACTCATCGTTAAACTTCCTAATACTTCTACCTTCAACAGCATTGTATCCGTCAATCTCTTCTCCAGCAAGGATTGCTTTTAGTGCTTCTTCTTCCAGGTCTTTTATCCAATCGATAACTCCTGTACTTTCTTTTAAGAAGTGCGATATATCATCATTTGATAACAAGCCTTCTATCTTCTTATCAAGTAGTGGCTGTATCTCCACAACTGCCTTGAACATCTCCTTAGCTCTTTCAGGGCATCTGCTTTTTGCCTTACAAAATCTACAATGCTCACCTTGACATAACTTATCTGATCCGTTGTAAGCATCTTTTGCAATTGGTTTTATTCTTTCTCCAAATGCAAGTAAGTCCTCAGCCGATATATCCCATGACTTAATATTATTTATTCGTGGCTGTACAATACACAAAGTAACTTTCTTGATATTAAATAAAAATCCATATCCAGCACAAGCCCCTAATGCGTATAACATCAATTGAGGATTGTCTTCTGGATCTACTTCAACGCCTTTTCCGTATTTCAAATCGATAACAGTCATAGTATCTCCGTAAATCATAAGACAGTCACAAGTCCCAAAACCCTCAGGAACCCAATTTGAAAAATCAACTCTTTCCTCTATCGCTACAAACGGTCTTTCCTTGTATGATAATGCCCTTGTTTTTATCTCATCAAAATATACATCCGTATAACTGTCCATAGACTTGTCATAAAGCTCATCGGATTTTATAGGCTCAACTTCCTTGTCATAAGCCTTTTTCCCATAACCTTTTGTAAAATACTTTTTAAGCTTAGCCTCAGCAAGAGCATGAGCCAAAGTCCCCTCTCTTGCATAGCTTGATGTAGTGTCTGAAAAGTCTTCTTCTAACCTCACACTACCAGGACAATTTATCCATCTGTGCGCACCACTTGCACTTAATTTCGCATGAACATCTGGCACTACAACACACCGCCAATTTCTCTAAGTTTCAAAGCGAAATCATTATATTGGTTTTCTTGTAATTGAGGGAGAGAAAATATACCCATATCTTGAATAATCTTGAATAACTCTTCTCTCTTACCCTCTTGAACAAGCTTTCCAGCGCAGGCTTGTAACTGTTCAAAGCTATACGCAACCTCACTAACTGGAACAGCAGCTTCTTTCTTTTCTTCTTTTTTCTCCGTTGAACTTTCTTCAACACGAGCATCAGTTGCTTTTGGTACAACTTCTGACTTATCCACACAGCTACAACCTAACCTATCAGCTAACTTTGTTAACACATCAAGTGTCTTATCATCAAATACAATTTTTAACTCCATAAAATCCTCCTTTGTGTTATAATCTAATTGAAGTTTATTATATAAGCGCTCATTATCTTTGCAGGATTGAGCGTTTATTTCTTTTTTTAATCCTTTCCAGCAATCCTCATGCACATAAGAACTACTTCCGTCACTATGTGTAATTACATGACAGGGATTTCTAACATATATGGTCTCGCCACAAATAGAACATTTGCAGATTCTTTCGCACTCAATTGCTGTCATTTTTAAAATCTCCCTTTTCCTTATATCTCCAGCAAGTGTTGTGAACGTAAGCGCATCCTCCACCTTTGAAACCAATCTTGTATGTCAGCTCATCACTAGATATGCTTCTTCCACAAATTACACATACAACATATTTACTAGTCCTTTTTGGAGAATAATCTTTTTTCACCTAATACTCCTTCTCTAGCACAAATCCTGAACACTTCCGCCCTTAACAGAACATCATCATCACGTTTTTCTAACTTATTAAACCATTCACGTTTAATAGCCTTCATCATCTGTATTCCGTGTCGCTCTTCTTTCCACGACCTATATCTAAAACCCTTGTGGCCATGAGGATCTCGTGCTTCTTGCCATTGCCTATATTTCATCTAGTTCAACCTTTAATCTGTTTATAACCATTCCTTCATTTCTTGTATCGTACATCTTCCAAATAACTCTCTTAATCTCATTAATCACATTCTCTGGATTGTTACCGTAAAACTTATCCATACAATCCTCAGTAGCGACTATTTGTGCATTAACACTAAATATTTTCATCTAAAGCATCCTTCCTGTAATTACTAACAAATTCCATAGGATAAATGCAGTTAACACTCTATTGATAATCTTTAATGCAAACATAATCGTCAAAATATATTCATCAGACTTGTCCTTTTTAATTGGGCATTGTTTTGATTTTTTATTATCGTCTGCATTAACCTTTTTATTTTCTCTCTTAATACCATTCCAAACGCCGTCGTTGAAATCAGATTTTCTTTTTTCCATACTTACCTTTTAACACTCCCTCATAAAGATCCTTGGCCATAATATCTGCAACCCTCTCAACGTTTGCTTTTTGTGGCTTATCGCTTTTTACAACAGTAATATTGAAACCGTTAAATTCAAATTTACTTCCTACTTCTAGCATTGTTATCTCCTTGGCTATTTATAGTATTCGGGACTGAACAACTCATCTTCACATTCATCTGTTTTAAATAAGTACTCAATGTCCAAGTTATCAAAAAACACTTTCTTGACCCTCAAAGCCTCATCAAAATAAAATTTGCTATTTCCATTTATTTTGTCTGAAACCGTAGCAGGTCTTACGTCTAATAGATTTGATAACATCAATTGTGATACTTTTCTTTGCTTCATTTCATGAGCTAAGTTTTTGTACATAGTACACCTCCGATTAACTTATACGATATGTCGTATGTTTTTCTTGTTAAATACATTATAGCGTACTTAATCATAATATACAATACGCTTTACCGTAATTTTTTATATTTTTTTTACGATTTAAAAATATTTTTAATTGAAATATAACGTTATATCGTATATAATAAATAAAACGGAGGTGTGACATGGACGAAGATACTATCAGAATAATTAAGGAAAAAATTAAGCAAAAATATGGAAATCTAAAAGCATGTTCCGAAGCTGCTGGGATAAAATATACTACTCTAAGAGATATGCTCAATGGGAATATATTAAAAAGTAATGTTGAAAATGTTCTAAAACTATGTAACGCATTAGAAATTCCAATCGAGATGCTAATAGAAAATTTTGATCCACTCGAACAGCTCCCAGAAATACTTGAAGAATTAGAGAGTTGGGGATATAGCTATGAAATAGATATGGATAAAAATTTTGAAATAGCTATTAGAAAGCTAAATGGAAGTTACGATTACTACAACATATATACATTTGTTGAAAATTACTATCCATATTTTAGAAAGCAATACATCCAATCCAACAATCAAAAGCTCATAGCTAGAAAAGCTGAAGACTTAAATGAAGAGCAAATGGATGCGATTATAAAAATGATTGACCTGATGATAGATAAAAACGAGGAGAATTGATGAAGGCAAGATACGACTATGTTTTTGAAACTTTTGTGAATTTTGTAAGAAATAACGGCATTAATGTTTATGATCCAAGTCTGGACATAGAACAAGTAATTAAAGATGTTTTACAAATAGAAATAATGCACTATGATGTAACAAAATTAGATTTTTATGAATACTCAAAAGATGGATTCACGTATGGGGATGATAATAAGAACGTTATATTCATAAACAAAGATCAGTATATAACTAGAAGGAGATTTACATTGGCACATGAATTAGGGCACATTGCGCTGAATCATAAATTAGAATTAGATTCCATACCTGACAATGTTCGTGAAACTGAAGCTAATACATTTGCAAGCCTGTTGCTATGCCCACCTTTTATCGTTTTAAAAACTCTGGAAAGTTATAGGTACTATACGAATATTACCGACGAAATAATCGAGAGATTAAGTAGCGATTTTATTGTTAGCGAAGAAGCTATGCGCATTGTATTACACAACCTAACGTGGTATTTAGATAAAACTAAGATGGATGATGATGAGGAATTTTACCTTCCATCATTAGCTATAATTCACCCAGCAAAATACATGGCAGAATTTAGCAAATCATATTATGGCTATAGATAGATGTTCAGGAGAAAATTATGGGAATATTAAAAAAGATTATAACCTATTTAAAACCTACTAAAGAACAATTACCAGTAGTCAGCAAAGGTCTTGTCGATGTTAGCACGGGACCTGTTGAAATAATTCCACATCATAAGGTTCCCGAAGATGTTTTTGACTTATTGTGGTTTAAAAATGGGCCGTTTGCAAGTGACTACTATTATGATTGCGGAGAATACTTTGATGAAGAACCATCTTTAATTGATGTTACATTGCCCGTTAAACCAGGAGTTAATGACATCAAGATAGGATATTATCCCTCATATACTAAGCTTTCTCCAATTCAAAGGTATGAATACATCAATTGGTTGAAGAACGTAGATAGTGATACCGACATATCTTACGTATTTGTATTTTACTATGGTCTTGAAAGATATATTTTTACAGAAAACTATGAGAAATCTGTTGCCATGATGTTTAAGCTATTAAATAGATTCGGCGATAATAAATCGTTTAGATTTTATTGTACCAACGCACTTATAATTGCTTCTGTAATACACCAAAGAATTGACTGGATACAAATGATTGATGATGATTTTTTGGATCCAGTAAAATTAGCAACAGTTAAAGCGATGTTGCTTAAAAAATTTTATCCTGAAGACATTATAAAATTTTCAAAAATAGTAGGGTGGACTAACAATCGATATATAAAAAATAATTATGACCTATTTTTCGAATTTTTAGAGCAAAATTTAAACCAAACATTTGGAACCAATTTTTATCCTATTGATTTATCAGATTGCAAGAAGTACGATAAAACGAATAACTTGATGCTCGCTAATTATAGCCTCAGTCAGGAAATGAGAAATGTTAAGATGCTTGACGTTCTTGAAAATAAAAGAATCCAGAAGGATTTATATGGCCTATTAGAAAAAACACATGAGGACACAAAAATAAAACTAAGAAACGATAGAAAGAAGGTGAAATAGTGAAAACCGCAATAGCTTATGCACGATTTTCAAGCACTAATCAGAGGGATGAATCAATCGATGCGCAACTTAGAGCTATAAGGAAATTCTCAACTGAACAAGACATTCAAATAATAGATACATTCTGCGATCATGCGCTTAGTGGTAGGTCTGATGACAGACCACAGTTCAAGAAAATGATTAAAAGAACTGATGTCGGAGATATCGACTATGTAATAGTCCATAAACTGGATCGTTTTAGTCGTGACAGATACGACAGTGCCGTATATAAGCGTAAATTAAAATCAAATGGTACAAAACTACTCTCCGTAGTAGAAAACCTCACAGACAGCCCAGAGTCGATCATAATGGAATCTCTATTAGAGGGCATGGCTGAATACTACTCTGCAAACTTATCCCGTGAAGTAATCAAGGGAATGAAAGAAAATGCCTACCACTGTTGGTTTAATGGTGGCAGAATACCTCTAGGATATGACATAGTAGATAAAAAATATGTAATCAACGATATGGAAGCAAAAACCATCAGGCTAATATTTGATATGTTCACAAATGGAAGCTCTCAAAGACAAATAATAGATACATTAAATGAAAATGGATGCAAAACTAAACTAGGAAAGAATTTCACAAGAACGTCTCTAAGCAAAATATTAAGAAATGATTTGTATAAAGGAGTATACACATTTAACATGAAAAAAGAAACAATAAAAAAAGAACATGGTGTTCCCCACATAATTACAGAAGAGCAATTCAAACTTGCACAACAACTACTACAAGATAAAGAATTCAAATCTTCTAAAAAAGCCGACAGTCCTTACTTGCTAACAGGAATATTGTATCACTACAATGACAAAATGGTAGGAGTATCTGGAAAAAGCAAAACTGGAAGAAAATATTACTACTATAAGTGCAAAAATTGTGGATTTACAATACCAAAAGAGCAAATTGAAGAAGCAGTAATAGAAATGCTAAAACAAGTATTAATCAATGAAGAAAACATAGATAAGCTTGTAAAATCAAAATATGAAACACTTCTTAACAAAGTAAACGTTGATGAAGTAAAAGCACTTGTACAAAAAGTAAATCAACTGGAAAAAGAAATAACTAATATAACGAATGCAATAGCACAAGGAGTGTTATCTGATACGCTAGTTAATAAACTAAACACATCAGAAAAAGACCTGGAAATCTATAAATCACAACTTGCAGAAAAACAAGCATCGACCAACATACAACTAGAAGACATAAAAGCACAAATTTTAGCACAAAAACAAAAAATGGACTACAGTCCTCATCAATTGAAGACTATAATCCATTCCTTATTTGAGCGTATCGAATATCGTGACGATCACGAAGTTTATGTTGAACTTCGAGATGTAGATGAGAGTTCGTATAACGCTGTGTTTGGCGAACGATAGAGGATTCGAACCCCCGACCTTCTGGTCCGTAGCCAGACGCTCTATCCAGCTGAGCTAATCGTTCATATACAACAAAACAGATGTATGCACATCTGTTGTTGTCTGGAGCGGAAGACGAGACTCGAACTCGCGACCCTCGCCTTGGCAAGGCGATGCTCTACCACTGAGCCACTTCCGCATGAATTCTTTTGGTGGAGGAGGGTGGATTTGAACCACCGAAACATAAAGTAACGGATTTACAGTCCGTCCCCTTTGGCCACTCGGGAACTCCTCCTTGATCCTTTATTAAAAAGGATTTGGAGCTGGTGGGAGGACTTGAACCCCTAACCTACTGATTACAAGTCAGTTGCTCTACCAATTGAGCTACACCAGCATACTTGGCGACCCGGAACGGACTTGAACCGTCGACCTCCAGCGTGACAGGCTGGCATTCTAACCAACTGAACTACCGGGCCTTGTGTTAGAATTTGTTATCTTTGTTTCTGTAAAAAATATATGGTGGGCGATACAGGGCTCGAACCTGTGACCCCCTGCTTGTAAGGCAGATGCTCTCCCAGCTGAGCTAATCGCCCATATATCTGGTGACCCTACCGGGATTCGAACCCGGGATACCGCCGTGAAAGGGCGATGTCTTAACCGCTTGACCATAGGGCCTTATTATTCAAGTGTAAATATATTGTATTAAATTGTGAAAGTATGGTTGCAGCTTCGCTGCAAATGTCTTGGTCGCTACATAACGAAATCGAAGATTTCTATTGCGTGACATTTGACCTACCTGCAAATTACTTCGTAATTTGGGTTAGGATCAAGAACCGCTGTGACCATAGCTTAATGCCAAGTGTAATTTATTTATCAAACACAACATAGCTGAATAAAAAATTGGTAGCGGAGAAGGGAATCGAACCCCTGACACCACGGGTATGAACCGTGTGCTCTAGCCATCTGAGCTACTCCGCCATATTATATAATTTGTTGTGTATGTATGGTTGCGTGAGCTGGATTTGAATCTACGACCTCCGGGTTATGAGCCAGACGAGCTACCAAACTGCTCTATCCCGCGTTACTGGTGCCGAGGATCGGACTCGAACCGATACGGTGTTTAACCAC